CCAATGTGAAATTTGTTAATTCATCTTCAAACCCTAAAAGAAATAAATGTACAATAGCTATCTTATTTAATTCTGCTATCATAGATTTTTGAATTCTATTAATTGTTCTTGCAAAACGAATATCTAATAAAGATAAGTTTTTACCGTCACCAACGGCCTCTTCAAACCCTAAATACGCTTTAGGTATCCTTAAAGCGGTAACTAATTTCTTTTGGATATACTCAATATCGGCAATCTCCGCCAAGTTTGTTCCGCCAGGTAGAGTTTCAATTGGGTTGGTTGCTGTAGCATCTCTAACAGGAATAAAGTAATCTTGGTCTACGGCCATTTGATTATACCTCATGTCAACATTTCCTGTATGTGGGTCGGCAATTTGGTCTCTTTTAAATTTATTGGCAACTCTTTGTACGTATGGGTCAACATCTTTATCATCCATATTACCAACAAACACTTTAAAGACTCTTCTTTCAGGTGCTCTTGATACTCGATAGATTAACATAGCATCTTCAGATAGTAAAAGTTGTTTCCATATACGACGAGATTTTTCTAACATTGATGTACCATACGGTAGTTTTCTATCATCCCCTAATATTCTAAAATGTGCCATCTCCCATGTGTTAAATTCCATGTTTTTTTCTTTCCATGTAAACTTCAACGCATCGTTTTCCATTTCCTGAGAATACTTGTCAGGTTGGAATTTCATACCCTTTTCTAAACGTTCTATTTGGATGTTAGGTAGTTGTTGACACCCTACAATACCATTTTCTGGATCCAATTTTAAATAAACAAAATTATCTCCAAATTTACATGTGTTTCTTGTCCACATAGGTAAATTAGTATTTATGTCTAGCTTATTTACAAATAAATCAATTAGAACTGATTTTATTCTTTTTGATTCGGAATATACTTTTAATATTAAACCATCTTGGTCAGGTGTTGTTGATTCTTCAGCATAGATATCTAAAGCCGCTGAGATTTCGGGAGTATACTCCATAGATTCGTAATCATAATATGAAGCCATTCTTGTTGGTTCATAGTAAACCGCCTGTTGATATAAGTTACTTTCAACTTTTTGCCATTGTTTACCAATGTACATTGTTTGTTGAGCCTGTAATTTTTCTTTTTCAAATTCAGACTTATCGGTTGTCTTTAGAAGTTCCTTTTTATCAAATTTGAAAATTGGCGATTGTTGGTCTAATGTAGAGTTTGGTCCAAAAGTCCTACTCAATCTTTGCCATACGGTTAGTTTTTGTTCTGCCATGTTTTTTTATTTTAAAAATAATGTGGTAATTTTCAAATTAAACCCTTTTACCACTGAATAACCATAAATACTTTTCATAATCGCTTTTAGTTACCGCATTTCTTTGGTGTCCGTATCCATTATTCGGACTAACGGGTAGTCCTGGGTTAAAATTTGTGTATGCGTTTTGATTTTCATTTGATTGTACCGACCATGACTCAAGCATTGCTTTTGTTTGTTCTGTCACCTTCTCTAATTGGGCGAAGGACGTTTCACCAACAAATATGGCCATAGCAAACGCCATGATTAAGTCGTCGTGTTGACCCTTTTGGTGGTCAGGTCTACCATTCACATAAACAAAAGTGTTAAGTTCATTAAATAACCTTTGTGACCTTAAGGCAAAATCAAATCTTAATGCCTCCTCAAATGCTTGAATAATTAGTACCCGTTTAGAGTTAAAGTTTATTCCAGGTATTTTATCTTGTGATTTTGGGTCCCACTTCCATTTATCTGCAGGATTAACACCATCTATATATAAATTTTTATAACCTAATTCTTGTAATTTTCTAGATGTAGAGACACCCATACCTCCGGTAATGTCGGTAACAATAAATGAGTTATACATTGTCGCCCACTTATATGCAATTTCGGCCAATACGTCAGGAGGTACTTTTCCAATATATTCCAATACTTGTTCTCTCGCATCAAAATCAATAATAGATATGGTGCTAAAGTCTTCACTATCACCTCTTGAAACATCAACACCCATTATATAACGATGTCCCTGTACGGGTTCTTTCCATTGCCAAATTGCACCACCCATAAATTTGTTTTCAGGTTCTTTAATGTGGGTTTCTTTAATTTTTTTCATAGTTTCGGCAGGAATAACACTATCCCCCGAACCTAAAAAGTTACATTCAAGCTCTTGTGATATTTTTCTTTTATCAAACTTTAATTTTTTAGCCATTGCTTCAAACCAAGAACTATAAGGTTTGTACCCCTCGTTTTCAACTTTTCCTTTAATCTCTTGAAAATCCCTATCACCTAATTTAATTTTTGAATAATCTAATATTATTTCACTATCATTATAATCCTTTCGATTTAACATGTAATGAACAATATCATTACATTTAATAAGTTTTAAATCTTTAGAATAACGAGGGTCACGAAACCAATACATTTCAGTTATTTTAAAGTCATTCATTCCTTTAACCGCCTGACTATATATTGAATAATAAATTGGGTCAAACCCGTTTGGTGTTGAAATTACGATTACTTTACCCCCTGTAGATAAAGACGCCATACAGGCAGACCAAAAGTCTTCGTCTGCATTGATGTATGCGGCCTCATCAAATATTAATATAGTTGGCGTATAACCACGTAGAGCATCCTTTGATGTTGCAACCGCTTTAACCTCACAACCATTTGTTAATTTAAAGTGTCTTTGTGAGTTTTTCTCAACAGAAAACGTAACCCCTAACCAAGATGGCCATTGGTCAACAAACGCTCTAACTTTATTTCCCATTTCTTGGGCGGTATCCATTTTGTTTGCAATAATTAGTATTTTTTCTGGTTTTGATTTTTTTGCAAACACCAATTTTTTCGATGCCCAAGCAGACGTTACAGTAGATACTCCAGCCTGACGATATTTTAGTGCAATGTTTTCCTCACAAGTATCGTAATCATTAACTAATGTAACTTGGTCGTTAAATAGTTCTAATGGTACGTATTGTGATTGTGTATTATCGTAAGTCTGTAAATACGTCTTTAACGCATATGGAGTGTCATTTATGCACTTAGCATACTCTAATAATATTTGTTCTTTCGATAGTGACATTCATTATTATTTTCTTCTTATTGTTTTAAGAAGTTCACCTTTAGTGGTATGAGGTGGTAAATGTTTTTCAATAATATTCAAAATACTTTCCTCAATATTTTTCACATTAACATCATGGTCTTCATCCGTATCTTCCTGCTCCATAGAATAAATGGGTAACCCTTTGTGTTTTGTGGAAGCAAAATCTTTTAAATCTTTTTTAGACATTTCTTTTGACATGTCTTGAACTTTTTTAGAGACTTTAGATTTAGGGGTATTACCTTTTTTAACATCTAACGCTAACCCCATAAGTTTTTGTTGTTTTTGTGATTTGGCCTTTTCATTAACGTCTTCCTCACCAAGTTCTTCTTCATACGTAACAAAAGGTTTTTTTTCTGCTTTAGCCTTAGCGATTGATGCGGCATCCCCGTTTGGTATATTTAAAGTCCCCGTTTGTTCAACAATTCTATTATAAAGAGCACTTAATTGATTGGTGTTCAATTTTTCAATAGTATTTATTGAAAATCCTTCTCTAAGAAGTTTTGCAATTTTATGATTCATGTGTTTCATCAGTTACTAAATTTTTTTCCCATTTTAATACGATATCTCTCTCGTATAATTTATTTTCAACTTCATCTACAGTTTCACCATATAGAAAGACAAGTCGTTTATATTTTGATATGACTAAGTCGTCACTATCCGATTTTTCCCAAGCCAAACTAATAACCCCATCAACAGCATCTATAACCCCAAAATAGTCAGATTCTTGAATCAACTCTAACGATATATTAGAATTTTTTAAAACCCCAACTTTTTTTATGTAATGAATGTCTGGTGGAAGTGGTTTTCCTGATGCTGGTTCTGAATCCCAATTATCCCCCCAAACGTCATCCAAATCAGAAAAAATAAACTCATAAATGTTATCCCCTTTAAAATTTGGACCAAGTTCATTTACATAAACTAAAATCATATAATATTACCCATTGTGTTAACTTTTATAGTTTTTCCATTAACAGAAAAAACTAAATTCTTTTTGTTGGTTTTACCTATAAATTTAGCAGATTTATTCTCATTTAAAAATCTGTTTGCTGAATCCATTTGTTTATAAGATTCACACATTTTTTTAATTTCGTTTCTTACCTCAATACCGACCAATTTATTTTTAATAAAATTTTTCTTATTTTTTTCTTCATTTAATTTTTTTTCTTCACCTGTAAAAACGAAATAGTTAGCTAACACATCTTCAACAGACTCTTTAAAGTTTTCCATAGGTGATGGTTCCCCCATTGGTTCCCCCATTGGTTCCCCCATTGGTTCTCCCATTGGTTCTCCCATATCTTCTTCATCAGATAGGTCTAAGTCACCTTCATCTCCCATACCATATTCGTCTGAATCTTCAAATTTTGATAAAATGTCATCTTTGTCGTCTTCATCTAAATTATCTAAATCGATTGACGAAATAATAGAATTAATAACGTATTTAATATCTTGAGAATCTAAACCTTTGTCTTTATCAAACGCCCTGATTTTTTGACTTAATTTACCCGTTAGTCGTTGTATCGATTTTAATCCTGATGGTCCCTGAGATTGTTCGTCACCCATATCAAGTTCTTCGTCACCCATATCACTACCGTCTTCAGGTGGCATTCCCATATCACTACCGTCTTCAGGTGGCATTCCCATATCGCTACCATCTGCCGGTGGCATTCCCATATCGTCTGCCGGTGGCATTCCCATATCGCTACCATCTGCAGGTGGCATTCCCATATCACTACCAGCCGCAGGTAATTCAGGTGCTGGAGGTAATGAAGGTTCAGGTTCTGGAGCTTCTACAGGGGGTTTTGGTTTGTTAGTTTTTAAAATGAATTTTTTTTTTACCTCTTGTTCGCCAATAAGGGGAGTTTCAAAT